AGGGTGCGGACGCGATCGTCGACTACCTCAACCTGCAGGAACAGGGCCTGATGCAGGACTTCTTCGCCGGCATCGAGGACTTGATGTTCGGGGCGGGCCCGTCGAGCCCGACCGAATCGCCGTTCCCGCCGGTGTCGCTGCTGTGGTGGATCACGGCGACCGACGACAGCACGTCCGAGAACAACTCGGAGGAGGGCTTCGACGGCTACGCGCCCGTGGGTTGGGGTTCCACGGGAGTCGGCGGGATCTCCACCACGACCTACGCGCAGTGGCGGAACCGCACGTTCCCGTACACGACCGTGGACCGGGACGATTTCGTCGAGAAGGTCATCAACTCGATGGATCTCTGCACATTCAAGCCGCCCGTGCAGCGTTCGGACATCAAGCCCGAGGGCAAGCACCGCTGGGAACTGTTGACCACGCACAGTCGCGTGGCGGCCGCCCGCAAGTTGCTGCAACTGGGCAACGACAACATCCGCGACGATCTGGCGGCCTACAGCGGCTCGGTGATGATTCGCGGCGTGCCCATGACCTGGGTGCCGTCCTGGACGAATTCCAGCAGCGCCAACGCGCGCACGGACGGCGTCATTCTGGGCGTCGACTGGAACACGTTCGACTGGTACTACGCGGCGGGCCGCAACATGCGGAAGCGCGCGCCTTACCAGCACCCGGAGATGAGCAACGTGCGCGTGCGTGCGATGGACGATGCGGGCCAGATCGTGTGCTACAACCGGCGGGCGAACTTCCGTGGGTACTGCACGGCGACCGTGACCGAGACCACGTAGTGACGATGTTCTCGTCGTAATGGGGCGGCGACGTGAAACAAAGCGCCCCTTGTTGACGGTGACTACTGCAACAGCCGCAAACATTCTAATGCGGCGCAATCAAGGAGTGTGAACATGACGATGTTGACGTGGAGTGAACTGCATTCCGACAGACTGTTTTCCCCCAAACTGTGGCGCGGTCTGGCGCCGCCCACCACGGGTGTCTTCACGACGCCGTCGGGCAATCCGGCGATCGGCGTGTTCGACGATTTCGTGGGCTTTGGTGGCGTGTTGAGTACGAACACCGGTTCGTATTACAGCGGCGTGAACCGCTACATCAGCTACCAGACCGCCAGCACCCTGCTGACGAATGTGGCGCTGGCGGCGGCGAGCACCGCTCCCACCAGTATCGGCGCGATCATCTTCCAGCCCACTTCCGGCGTGTCCGACAACGACCAGATCACGCTGCAATGGGGCGGCCACGAGCTGACTCCCTACGGGTGCTTCCCGTTCTCGGTCATGCCCGGCGTCAGCAAAGACCTGGTGTTCGAGTGCCGCTTGAAAGTGAATTCGATCGCCGACAGCATCGGCGACATCTTCATCGGCTTGGCCGGCGCGGCGGGTGTGCAACTGGCCGCCTCGGCCGTCCCGATCACGCAGACCGCGGACACGATGGCGACGACCGTGGATCATCTGGGCTTCCACAAACTGTCCGGGGATGGCGACAAGCTGGACCTGTCCTACGAGCGCGCCAGTGGCACCGTCGCCACGAAGGCGGATGTGGCCACCCTGGTGGCGGACACGTACATCAAGGCGGGCTTCCGCTATTCGGGACACAACAAGACGGTGTCGATCTTCGTGGACGGCGCGGAAGTGACGGCCTCGCGCGTGTCGTCCAGCATCACGGGCGCCACGCCGTGGCCGACCGATTACCTGACTCCGGTGATCGCGACCATGCAAGTGGACGGCACCACGGGAATGACTCCCACGATCGACTGGTACGCCTGCGCGCAGTACCTGTGAAGCCAGCGCCCTTCCTTTCCTTTGTGAGCACCGGGTGGCCCGCGCCGCCCGGTGTTTTTCATTGGCGGGCGCGCCAGTCCCAGAAGGCCGACTCGGGGAGTCCGTAGAGTCTGGCGAGAGCCAGGGCCTTGGCCTTGTAGCCGGGATCGAACTTGCCGGGCTTGTCCCTCCGCATCTCGCTCTGTTTTTTGCCCTTGCTGTCGGGGCGGCGGAAGGATTCCACGAGGAGTTGCTGGGCTTTGTCGTGCGTCAGATTCAGCGTCTTGACAATCGCCTCTCCCCGCAGACGCGACTTGCGGGCGGATGCGTAGTCCTCCGCAGTCTTGTAGCTGGACGGCTCTTTTTCTACTTGCCCCGCTTGGTTGACCGCTCGACTGGCATAGTCGTGAATCACGGTCTTCACAGCGTCAGGGACGTTTTCGTTCGTGAGCGGATTGGGGTCACTGGGTAAGTCCTCGAAGCCGAGTGACGCGCGGGCCAGTCCGGTGATGTAGGGCTGGTATTCATAGCTGCGCCGTTTACCGGTTTTGCTCTCCAGTTCCCGCAGTTTCGTCATAATCTCCGCAGACCATTCCAAGACCGCTTGCTTGCGTATCGTCGCCTCGGACAATTCGCCATCCGCCTGCTCGCGCAGTGCGGCCGTGTCCGTAGCGGCTTTCTCCTGATAGAAGTCATCCACGCTGCGGGCTTGCTGGCGGTTGATGACCAAGCCGCGCAGAAAGGGAATGTGCTCCGGTCCCAAGCGTCCATCCACGCTGGCGTCGTAGAGATCCGCCAGTCGGTGATAGAGTCCACCGGAAGCGCTATTCAGTAAGTGCTCGACTTGGATGGGACTGGTGCCGAAGTACCGACCTGTGACAGAACCGATCGAATCCGAGGCACGAGTGGTGTAGGGAGTGATCTGCTGCTCTTTGGGCAGGTGCTTCACGTAGTCGGGTGTCAGCGGGCGGTTGCGGAAGTAGTCGTAATCAGCCACGTAGGTTTCCACGACTCCACGTGCGAAGCCTCCACCCGTGGGCAGTCGTCCGCCAAACTCCCGCAGTACGACATCGCTCGTATCGCGGGCATCGTCGTGATACCAATGGTCGAGCATGTTCTCCACGACATTGGAGACAATCGCCGTGTCTCGCGGCTTGGGAATGCGCAGATAGGTTTTTCCGTTGGCTCCCCAGGTCCAATAGCCATCCCGCAGATAGGCGTCCTGCTCCCGCCAGTCATCATCGTTGTGTCGCAGTAACCAGTAAGCGACACCCGTTGCGGCCAGGGCACTGAGGTAGACCAAGTAGCGTTTGGCACGCATCCCTTCTACGTCCTTGGCTCCGAGGCTGCGCAGGCCCTTGAGTTGCTGGTACTGCCGATAAGACGCCTGGACGGTGGCATTGAAGAACGGCAGAAAGGCTTCAATGTATTGACCCTTGGCACCGATCCGCTTGAAGTTGATCGTGGCTTCCGCCATCGCCACCGCGGCCTTGATGCGCACCTCTTCCGGTAGACTCTCAACGGCCTCGCCAGTCTTTGTATCGAACCACTGGCCATCGCGAATCTCGTAGCCGGATTCCTTGATGGCAGCTTCCGCATCGGCCAAACGGGGCGGCGCGTCGCTGATGCCGATTAAGTCTTGGACCCCTTGCAACGCCCCTTCCAGCGAATCTACGGGGCGCTGCAGAGAGAGTCCCAGTTTGCTCATCGTGGAGATGCCAATCCGCCGCCGCCGATACATTCGTCGGCTATGCACATCATGCCCGATCACCGAGTAGACCTTGCCGCCCGATTCCTCGTAGAGCCGAATCAACGGATCGTTGGCTTCGTGGCCTGCGAGTTTGCGGGCTTTTTCCGCCACATAGCGGCCGAGCATTTCCGGCGGCTTGCCGAGCGACGAGAGACCTCCTACATGCCTCGCCTTCCCCTGGAATTCCCAGTAATCCCGCAACAGGTTGGCGGTGCCGAAGCCGGTACTGAGGCTCACCGCGCCCGACTTGAAATAGCGCGCTCCCTCCCGCATCATCGACATGAAGGGACCGAATTGCAGATCGTCCAGGCCAGTCGCCGTGGCGTATAGGTCGGGATCCATCTCGTACATCAAGGGATTTCCCTGCTCATCGTAAATGAGCACGGTGCGCTTCTGGGCGCTGGGCGTGTAGTCTGGCCTCCACAAGGAGATGACGGCCATCGCATCCGGTTCCTCGCGGGCGGCTTCCAGCAGCACATCCATGTCGATGTCGTCGCCTTCCAGGTCAATCCCATGCCGCTCGGCAAACCACTTCAGCGATGCGTCACTGGGTTCTTCACCTGCTTCGGGATGCAGCAGTTTGGCGGCAATCCGCATCGCCTTGGCGTCGTCGGCATCCAGAATCTCTTCATCCACCAGTGTCTTCAGGATCTCTCCGAGTGTGCCCTGCGTGACCTTCTTGCGTGGATCCACACGGTCCATCAGACCGCCCATGCCCCCGACTCCACCACGCAGTGGATCCAGCGTATCGGCCAGGACGTGTTGCTGCCTCGCCTGAATGGCCCGCCCATAGAAGCGGATGGCCCGCGCCACGGTGGCGTCGAGCGGGTCAATGATCTGCCGCCCGGAACCCTTTGCACTGCGTTTGCGTACCGCACGGCCGAGATTGACGAAGCCCACTCCAGAACCGGCGAAGAGTCCGCGCTCCGCATCCTGCACCCGGTGCAAGGGGAAGTAGTTCAGGTCGCCGTAGTATTTCAGCATGGTATTGGCTTCAGAGGCCGGCAAAGCCCCGGCATCGACGAGCATGTGGATCAAGTCGTTATTGAACGCTGCCAAGTCTCGAGCAAAGGCTTCGTAGCGTTCCGCCTTCCCGCTGTTCTGGACCTCGGAGATCCACGCCTCGGCGTCTTCCGCATCCATGCCCGTGTTGTAACCGGGTTTGGCTTCGTCCATAAAGAGCGTGTGGCGGGCCAAGGCGTAGAGCACGGCATCCTGATACTCTCCATCGGATTCCAGATGGTCGCGCAGTCCCCAGAGCGACTTCTCGCCGAGCAGCTCACCAGTCCGCAGCGAACGCACCCCCTCCTCGAAAGCGGTCGTGGCATGAGAGGACGCGGCCAGGTAGTGCGCCATCGTCAGGTCGTAGATGCCGACGCCTTCGTGGCCACGGCGCTCGGCCTCGTCCTGAATCCATTTCAGCGCGTGAAACTTATCCACGTAGTTTGTCTTCAGTCGGTTCAGCCAACGGCGACTCTTCTTTAGCCAGCGATCCTTGAAGCTCAAATCCTGCGGCTGCCTGTCGGCAATCAGCGTACCGACCCGCTGCCAGACGCTCTGTTGGGCGAACTCTTGGGCTTGCTGGCGAAACTCGCCAATCGAGGCGGCAAAGTCCGGGTGGGCAGGCAGGAATGTCTTCTCAAACCACGCCAGCGTCCGCGGGGCGTCCAGTCCAGGATTCGGCACTTGCTGGCCGGCTACGCCGAGCGGTGGCTCGGTGATGTAGCGGCGTAGAAATTCCGCCCAGCCTTCGAAGGCACGTCCCTTGGGTTCGTAGTCCAATCGCTGGACTTCCTCGCGGACTGCCTTCGGCATGGATTTGACCGCTTGTGCTTTCTCGTCCACATGATGGGCGACTTCATGGGCGAGCACCGCCATGTTCGCGTAGTGGTCTTCCGTGGTGCGCACAACCTCGGGACTTGGCGGACCATTGCGTCTGGTCAGCCACTTGTAGATGCCGGCCGCCCGCTTACTGAATCCACCTTGGCGAACGGCCACGCCAAACGTGCGTTCCACAGTCTTGGCTATGTCGGCGGCGGCTACTCCTGCTTGTTCGCCTGCAACTCTCTGGCGAGTGGAGCGGGATTGCCTGGTTGGTGTGGGAGGTGCCAAACTGGCGACTTCGGGTTTCCGCGCTGCCACCCGATCAAACAGTCCCGGTTGCTTCTTCTGTTGAAACAACAATCCCTGATCGAAGTCGGGACCGGATGATTTCTGCGCGGCGGCCTCCCGCCGCGCTTCCTTCCGGGCTTCCTTCTGCGCCGCCACTTCCCGTTGACGCAGGGCTTCTTCCTGCGCGGCGACTTCCTCGGCGGTCGCGATGTGCCCTTCGAAGTCGCGCTGGCCAGGCTTGCTGGGGATGCCCCGAGTGACTTCGGGAGCGGGCCGCGGAGACTCGCGCGATTGCTCTGGTGTCAGATGGAACGTCTCTTCCACGGACGCGGCGGTAACAGGTGTTTCCGGCATTCCCTCGCCAAAGTCCCAGGAGGTATCCGCGTCCTCGCCTTCCCACGCCTCGCCGTGTTCCTCGGAAATCAACTGATCGAGTTCTTTCGCCAAGTCGTTATCGACTTGCGCGGCGATCGCCTTTTCATCCAGAGTGGCGCGGTGCCGCACCAGCAGGTCGAACACCTCTTGTTCCTCGGCGGGCAGACCGAGTTCTGGGTGGTCCTTGGCGTACTCCACGATCTCGTCGAACCGCTGGAGCGTATCGGCGTCCGACCGATCGGAGGCGTTCCGCAGTTGCAGCGCGAACTTACCGCGATCCTTTTTCGGCACGAATTGCGCGAGGAGTTCATCCACTCCCGCTTGGCGAGAGCGGGCGGCATTCGTCAGAGCGTCTACGCGTTCTTGTCGCTGTTGCTCGTAGTAGGCGGCTTGTTCCGGCGTAAGCGTTCCAATGCGCGTCCGAGCAAGTCCGCTTGCCTCCGCGGCGGCAGTTTGTTCAGCTTCTGCCGCAATCTGGACAGCGGCGTCAAGGAGGCCCTGGGTGGGGTCGCTTTTGAAGAGGTGCCGTCCGCCGCCGAGTTTTCTGCCTTGGAAGTCCGCTTTGAGTTCATCTGCCATCTCCTCTGGGATGCCAGTCGCAACCCAGCCTTTGGCCGTTGCCTTTAGTGTAATCTGTGCGTTGGCGAGAGTCTGTAGGGTTTGCTCGTCGGGTTGGGTGAACGCCGGTGGTTTCTTTCCCCTGTTCTTCGGAGGAGGCGCTGCTTCTGGAACCGCTGCCGGCTCAGGAGGCGCAACACTCGGCTCGGTCGCTGGTGTCGGCTTGACGCCCTTGCTCTTGGGTTGCCCAGGCTCCTGTGCGGCCTCTGGCGCTGTCGGCGTGACGAACTCGGATTCCAGGGCCTTGTCGATGTCGGACTCGCCCAAGGTGGTTCCCTGGGCCTCTGGCGCGGCGGCTACCGCGCCGGCCACGAGATCCACCGGGGGCAGTGCGGCGGGAGTCTGCGCCGTGTCTGGCGTTCCCGCCGTGGGCTCAGGCGGCATCAGCGACTGCAGCGCCTGCTCCAGCGTCTGGCCCGACTCGCGTAGGTAGGCGCTGTAATTGTCCGCGTCGAAGCCCGCTGTGATCCACTGCGCCAGCGACTCGGGCGTGTTGCGATCCGCCGGTCGTCGCTCCACCGTGTTCGCGAGCCACCGCTGCGCTTTGTCGGCTCTGTGGGACAGTGGCGGCGCGGACGTGGGGATTGGCGACGGCCCTTGTACCGTAGGGGCTTGTTCTGCGGCTGGAACCGATCCCACGTAGTACTCGCCAGGTAGTTTCCCCGGAGCACTCTGCACGTTGTAGTGTGGGCGGATGTCATCGACGGGAACGTCGTACACGTATGCCGTAGCGTACTTGAATCGTGGATCGTCAGCGGAATACGAAACATCCGACTCATTGCTCCACGCTTGGGCGGTGCTTTGCAGTATGCCCTGTTTCGAATAGTCCAGGCCTTGGCGAAAACTGTCTTCAATGCCGGGCCGACCGAAGTGGACGACTCGCACAAAACCCGGCTTCAGTGGAGGAATGCCGGGAGGGCGATGTGAACCCGCCTGTTCCGCTACTGGTACTTCTTCTTCCGTCCGTGCTGGAGTGACTTCGCCCGTCGACTGCGGGCGTACTTGCTCTTCCCCTGTTTGATATACGTCGCCGCCGCGATTGACTTCGCCTCCTTCTCCGACTTGCCCCGCCGGAGCAGGGACTCCTTGATTCTCTCGTACTTGGCTGGCATCTTTCCGCTCCTGTTCGAGTTGCGCGATCTCTTCGTCCACAGCCGCCAGACGCGCCTTGCGGGTGTCGCCGGGGATCCCTGCCTTCTGGCCGTCATCCGCCGAGACGAAGCCTTTGGCCCGGATGCCACGCAACTCCTCCAGGCGACCCGGGCGAGCCGAACTGTTCATTACCGCCGCTGTGCTGCTGACCGCTGTTCCAGGCGCCATCATCAGCGCCAGAGGCAGCGCCGCTTCCTGCATGTCCTTCAAGCCGCGCAGAAGGATGTTCCCGTAGCCCTTGTCGGGGATCTTCTCGTCCATGCGCCGGCCAACTTCCATGGCCGTCTCGTTGACGATGCCCTGCGCCAACTCCTCGCTGAGTTCCTTGGTGTAGTTGACGGTGGCCTGCCTCAGTAGTTTCCCGGCCACCTGTCGGGCGGTGCCCCGGAACACGCCACGAAAGCCCGACAAGGAATCGGGGAGGATGGATTCTATCGCCGCCTCGATGGGGGCGCTGAACATCGTGATCGTCCGCGCCTTGTCGGCGTCCACGCCTTGCGCCACCAGCGAGGAGTAGGTCTGATCGGCCGTCTGTGGCAACGCGGAAGCGGCGACGCCAATCCTCTCCAGCCAGTCAACACCTTTTTTCCCTGCTCCAGCCAGCTTGCCGACGCCTCCGGCCACTTTGCCACCGGCCACCATGTGAACCGCTGGAAACGCCATGCGTCCGACCTGCTGCACGGTGCGACCGGCGACGTTGGTGTCGGGACGAATCGTGGGATCGATGCTTTCCCGCTCGCCAATGAGTTCCTGCTTAAAGCGTTCCTGATCCTCGTCGAGCTTGGGCAGTGCCCCGACCATCTTGGCGAGCGGTGCCCCGGTATCCATAAAGCCCTGGAGGAAGGACGCGGCCGCACGCACTCCATAGCCGGCCTGCTTGAGAGGTTGAGTCGAGGCGTATTGTTTACGCCACAGCGCTTTGAACAGGGCCCTATCTTGCCTCGGAATGTAGTAGGCCGCTGCGTGCTCACCGAGTCCGGTGCCGGGAATCGGGACCAGACGCTGCACGATCTGCGTGTAGCCGGCCAGTTTCTTGGCATCCGCGTTGGCGATGATGTTGTCGTCCAACGAGAGCTTGGCGTCCCACGTCCCCTCGAATGGAATCGCATCCTCCGGTGGAGTCCAGGGGATCGCGTCGGCGGGAGGTTGCCACTGCGCTGTTGCCATGGTGCGTCACCTCTTCCTATACGGTTTGCCATCCAGGCCGATGACGATGGAACCAGCGGGCGCGGCGGCCCAAGCGGCGTCGAATTCCTGTTGCGTCTGGGGTGGCCCTTGGTTCGGAGCTGGCGGCGTGGCGGTGGGTTGCGCGGTGGGCTCCGCGCTGGAGGGAGCCGACGGCGCGGACGGAGTAGGCGCTGGTTTCGCCGGCTTGGCCGGTGGATTCTGCGCCTCCACGGCGCGGCTGATGTACTGGTAGATTTCCTGCGGCGTCGGCTCCCGCTGGAGTTGCTGCCGCAGTTGACCGCGCGCCCACTCCACGCTCTCCGGGTTTTCGTAGTGTTGTTCCGCCTGCAGTCGATTGCGGCGGGTGCGCAAGTCCTCGAGGTAGGCGTCCCTCTGCTGGGGATCTTCCACCCCACCACCGAACTTCACCCTTCGGTACTCTTCGTCCAGGTCCGCCATCTGCTTGGATCGGGCGTCGCGGATCTGCTGCTGCCGCTGCTCCCGCTGGACTCGCTCGCGTTGCTCCTCAGCCTGGATATCGGCCAGGGATGTTGAGCTATCGACGGGTCGGCGCCCGGGCCCCATGGTGTCGTGAAAGCTGCCCGTGGCGGGATCGTAGTACGTGCGGTCGCGGTTGCGTTGCTCGGCGGGACTGGGCTTGGGAACCGCGGAGATCATCGCCTCATACTGCGCTTTCGTCTCGGCGAACTTCCGCCGCAGTTCGGGATCGTTGAGATCGAATTGCTCGGCCATCACTTGCAGGGCTGAAGCCAGTCTGCCGAGTTGCGCCCGCGTGGAGGCGTCCGTGACCCATTCGGGAATCGGCGTGATGCCGGCGGCCTCCGCGCGGAAGGCGTTCCGGTCGGCCGTCCTGCGTTCCCGTTCGTCGTACCACCCACGCTGTCTCTCCGCATCCTCCACATCCCACTTGTGGCGCGTCTCCGCCAAGCCGGCTACCACGCCCTCGTGCCGCTTGGCTTCCACCACGTCGGCGGCCTGCGCGTCCAATTGCCACTGGTGCTGCCGCTGCTGGTCCAGTCGCCGCTCGCGGATCAGCGTCGCGTCGCGGTACATGTCGAGCATGTACTTGCGCTGCCGCTGGCGGGCGAGGCCGTACCCGCTGGCGAATCCCGCCAACCCGCCGATGGCCCCTATCTGATGTTCAACTCGGATCGGCATTGGGTTGCTCCTTCCGCGGGACATAGCCAAAACGGTCAAGGTATTCCATTGCTCAGAACTCCAGCGGTTTCCCGCCTGATTGTTCCACGCGGTCGCGCGCGGTTGGTGGATCCCACCGCCCAAGTGGACAGCGGAAAGCGCGCCCCCTTGCTTTAAGTGATAGATTGCAGCCACATTTGAGACAGCGATTACCGGCACGGTGCTCGCAACCGTCGCAGATCGATAGGCGGCGTTCGTATTCCGCCGCATCCACCAGGTGACAACCGTCGGAGACGAACGCAACCATCGCTGCGGCGAGATTCCAGGCCCGCGTCGCCAAGGGCGGCATCTTGCCGGAACACGGCGCGCCGCGCGTCGGCGGCGGGTCGCTAAACTTGACCTGCCCAGGACCGTGGCCGTGTTCCCAGGCGCGGAAGTAGCGATCATTGGTCTTGCATAGGTGGTGCCAATGCGCGTTCTTTTTCACGCCATGCCGCTCGCAGAACCCCGGCGTATCGCACACGCAGCCAGTCATGGTTACTCCGTGATGTCGATCTGGACCGTGCCATCGCAACACGGTTCCGCGATGGTTACCGGACCGAAGATGAGATCGAACCCCTCCTCCGTCGCCGACACCGTGCGCGAGTCGTAGATCACGTCGCCAGCGCTATTCTTGATGGTCAGGTAGAAATCGCACCAGCGGTTGTTTTCGGCCACGCCGATGAGGATGAAATTGTACACGCAGTCCGCGTCCGCCCCGACCTGCGTCAAACCCGAAGACCAACAACACACGGAACCCTCGACGGGACAGTCGACCGTACAGGTCAACGTCACCGTCTGGCCATCTAATTCGGCGCAGTCCCCGGTCAGCGCGGTCAATGTGGCGACCAGTGAACTTGGCAAGCAGTAGTTGTTGAACATGCATCCGCAACCAGTCGGCGGACAGTCGGGAATGTAGAGCCGAATCGTGACCGTTCCACAACAGGAGTTGCCCGGCGGGATTTCCCCGCTCGTCGTGTCGAACTGCACCGTCTTGTCCAGAGGGAAGCAGTCGATGTCGACGGTTTGTTCCTCGCTGTACTGACAGGAATCGCTGATGACAAGGGTATAGAGGATCTTTAATTGCGCCGCGCCCACGGAGCCCACGTCGATGCAAGTGACGATCACCGTGTCGCCCGCCGGACCCCATCCGCCCCAATCGCCCACCTCCATGCCCGCGATCTCGGCTAATTGGCTCATCGTCTGGCCAGTGAGCGTGCCGCAGTCCGAACTGATGTCCATGAGCAATGTGGCGGCGTACCAGTCGTTGAGCGTTTGGCAGCACTGGGGACGATCGCAACCGCAACAGCAATCCTCTTTGAACGCGATCTTGCCACCGGACGTGAGAACCTTGTGGCTACCACTTGTGCCCCAGAGATGGATCTTGTTGGTCATGGCCTCAGCACTCCGTGAAGTGCCACGGCTCCACCACCCAGCCAGTCCATCCGGGATAGCGTCCCCAGCGCACCTTGAGGTCCACGGGCAAGTCCACGTCGTGCGGGTTGTACACGGTGAAGTCCACGGCGGGCGACGTGACGGACCACGCCTGGTTGTACATGCGCACCGTACCCGTGCTCCCCGCCGTGATCGCGCTGGTGATGACCTTGCCGAGATACCACGGCTGCGCGCCGCCATCGGCCATCATCCAGGCGATCACGATGCCGTCGTCGTCGTAGAGGACTTCGATCTCCTCATTCAGGTCCGCCGGGTGTCCCGGTGTCACCGCCGCCACGCCCGGATTCTGCCCCACCCGCCAGGGCACATCCACGGGACTCGAACAGCTCGTCTGCAACGGCAGGATGGCCGGGTAGACCTGCGCCACCTGGTAGACTCCCACCACGCGGTTGCCGTACGGTTTGGCGACGGAGATGCCCGGCGGGTAGTCCACGAAGCGGTTGACGCGGATGTCGAAGCCGCGACACTTCACGTAGTCCCGCTTGGTGTCGGCGACGGCGATCTGCACCATCGCCACGTACGGGTAGACACCCGGCACCAGGAGCTTGTGCTCCTCGCCTTCCACCGGGTTGTACGGTGGCGGCAACCGGAAATGCGGCGTCGGTTGGTGCCGTTTGCGGAACACGAGTCACGCTCCAGTTACTGCGTGGCTGTCGCCGTGGATGTCGAAGTCCCAGACGGCGTGGCGCTGCTGGTCGACGTGGACGTCGGCGTGGCCGAGGACGTGCCCGTAGCCGACGCGGTGAACGTCGCGGAAGCCGTGTCGGAACCAGAAACCGACTTCGTGGACGTGCTCGATGGCGAGGACGACGCCGTGGACGTGGAAGTGCCAGAAGCCGATGGGCTGCTCGTCGAAGTGGAGGTGGCGGTCGGCGAGCTGGAAGTCTCGTCGCTCACTTCCTGCGTCCCGATCTCCGTTTCCACCGTCACCACATAGCGACTGGTGATCGTGTTCCGGGCGCTATCCACCTTGGCGGTCTTGCTCATCGTCCATTTGATGGGACGATCCGCCGCCACCGTGCCGTTATAGGCTTGGTACAGCTTCTCCACGATCGCGAAGACAATCTTGCGAATGTCTCCCGTGGAGGCGTCGGCCTCGGCCGCCGTCAATTCCGGGAACGTCGCGATCGGAACCGTGATGTTGGTTCCATCCTCAGACCAGTTCGCCAGCCATGTCGTGGGCGTTTTGTCGAATGCCATAGCCAAGTGCCTTTATTAAGTGTGACAGCAGTGATCCTTGAACCGCCGATTGTAATCGGACACCCGGATTAGGGGGTAACCCATCCTCCTCCAGCGTCCCCGAGTCCAGTACACATCTGCACCAAATTGTCAAACGACGGGTAGGGATCTTCGCGCCGCTCCACGAACCCATAGATCCCGATCAAGAGTTTGTTCCGCTCCTCGAGGAAGTAGGCCATTAGTCTCATGTTCTCGGTGTGCTTCTCCTGCAGGCCCGACAGGCGCTGGGCGGCTTCGTTCATCTTCTCGACGATCGCTTTGTGGCGATGCTCAGCCATGGTGGAAGCCTGCTGCAGCGTGAGCGCGGCGTAGCGTTCCTTGCCGCTCGTGAAGCCCTGCACGGCCTGCTGCAACTGCCCCAACAGTACGTCGCGTTCCGCCATGGCCGTCCGAGAGATCTCCTGCTGCAGGGCGTGTTGCCGGTCGAGGCCCGTGGCGCGCTGGGCCACGATGGACTGGATCTGCTCCAGCAGTCGGTCCCGCTGGCCGGCGGTCCATTGGGTGACGCCCTGCCGCAGTTGCTGGAGGCGCCCCGCCTCTTCGATCAAAAGTCGCTTCACGGCTTGCCCGGCTTCATGCAGTCTCCCCTGGATCTCCGCGTCGAAACGCACCGTGGCGTCGCGGATGGCGTGCAACGCCTGCTGGCCGGCCAGCACCCGGTCGCGAACGCCCAGGAGGAGTTGATACAGGCCGGTGATCTGCGAGGCTTGGTAGCGCCAGACTTCCTGCTTGACGGCGTGCAGGCGATCCGTGCCGGACAAGGCGCGGTCGCGGGCGCTCTGCTGCAGGCCGAAGCGATTGGCGATCTGCCCCGTGTGCGCGGCGCGGACTTCCTGTTCGACGGAGTGCGCGCGGTCCTTGCCCTCCAGCGACTTCGACCGCATCGCGGTCTGCTGCCCGTACAGCGTGTGCTGATTCTCCAGCTTCTCCCGCATGAGCCGGTCGTTGAGCGCCTGGATCTGCTCATCGCGGTCCCGGTGATTGCGTTCGGTGATGTCGCTCGCCACCACCGACGAGTATAGGCCCCGATCCACGAGCTGCTGCAGCTGCGTGGACAGTGTGGCTGCGAATTGCTCGTTGATCCGATCAAGTTCCGTCGCGCCCAAGTCCACCAGGAAATCACGGGCCAGATCGGCGTGCGTGTCGTAGTCCGGTTCCAGTTCTGTTAGGACGTTGCGATAGTCCGCGAGATGGGTTGTCAGCGCGGCGGTCGACGCGGCGCGCTCGTCGTCCAGTTCCGTGGCGACCGTCGTGTAGTCGATGGCCAGCAAATCGAGCGTGGCCTGGTAGCTCGCGGCGTAGGTGTTGAGCGCCGTGTCGCCGGAAGACAGCAGTGCGGTGATCTGCGGCGAGAACGTGTTGTAGTCGGCCTCGAGCGCCGTCAGGATAGCGTCGACCGCTGCGGTGACGGTGGTCTGATTGTTGCTGGCTTCCGTCAGCAGGGTGTCGAGTTCCATCGCGTAGTCGTCGTAGGCGTTGGCTAGCGCCGCGAGTTGCGTCGCCTGCGTGTCCGTGAAACCGTCCAGATCCGCGTCGGCGCTGGACAGCAAGCCATTCATCGCGCTGAGGTGCGCGGTGTAGTTGGTGTCCAGCTCCGCGAGCTTGTCGGCGTAGTTGGCCAAAAACGTCGTCAAGTATCCCGACTGGGTGGTGAGCAAAGCTCCGATCGTAGCCGCGTTGGCGCTGGCGTTCGTCTCGAGGGATGACAGCTTGGTATTCAGTTCCCCGAGCGCCGTGGTGGCGGCGGCGGCGTCCGTCACGAGCTGGCTCTGGTTGGTGTTGATGAGCCCATCGACCTCGTCCATGTAGGTCGTGAGGTTGCCGAGCAACAGCAGCGCGTGGGTGTTCTGTTCCGCGGTTTGGGAGTCGAAATACTCCTCCGCGTTGTTGATCATGTTCTCCCAGGAGGTGACAACGTCGTTGTAGCGCACGGCGTTCTTCGTGGTGGCGTTGTTGTGCGCCTCGACATACGACTCCAGGAGTGACTGCAGGATGACCCAGTTCTGCAACGACTGCCGACTCATCGCGTAGTACGGCACGTGCGGGTGCATGGTGGTGTCGTACGTGATCCCGGTGATCTGCCAGCCCTGCGCCACCAACCACCCCACGGCGTCCTGCGGAATGTCGGTGATCGTCTGCGTCAGCCACCACGCCGGCGTGTAGGGCGTGGCGATCAGCGTTTCCGTTAGAAACGTCTGGCCTGGATCCATATCGGGGATGGTGATCGCAGTCATACTTACCTCCAGCTTCCCGACAGTACGGCGGTCATCAGGACTTCCTCGTACGCCCACGTGCCAGTCGCCGCCAGCCACAAGCAGCACCAGATAGCGCGGGTGCGCGGATAGCAGATGTGATTCCGGCTGTCTGTCGGCCAAGTGCCTTCGGACGCGACGTAACTGGCGAAACTGGTACCGGCCAGGGAGGCTGTGATGGCCGCCTTGCCGTTGGCGGCCGCCGCCTCGGCGGTGTCCCCCGTGACAAGTCGCCAGGTCACGTCCGCGCTGCCCTCGGCGATCGTGCTGTGCAGATTCAGAACCCGGCCATAATTGGCTGGCGTGCCCAACTGGAACGGTCCCAGCAGCACATGACTGGCGGTCGTGGAGCGGTCGAAGGCCCAGAAGCCGTCGCGCTCCACGTCGTAGAACCAAGACAGGCCCGACGACAGGTGGATATAGACGCCCCCGTCGCCATGGTTGTAGTCGAGCACGCAGGCTGCGTCGCTGAGACCCGTCAATTCCACGGGCAGGCGATCCTCGGAGATGCCCTTCAAGCCGCCGCCGTCGATGCCCATCGCGTACAGGCCGTGCGACGACATGAAGTAGAGCGTGTCGTGGTTCAGACACCACGCGCTCGGGCCCAGAATTCCGACGTCCCGCGAGACGTTGCGGCGACCGCCCGTCAGCGGATCCCCGGTCTGCACCCACGTCTCGTCCGCTGTGAATCCCGCGAGGTACGTGTCCCGACAGGGCACGAGCGCCACGACGGTCTCGCCGACTTCACCAGCTTCGGATAGCTGCCAGAACGTCGCCCGCATCAGGTCGGACACGTCCTTGCTGAAATCGAAATCCGAGTGGTCGCCCTGGCGACTGGCCTGGATCATATTCCCGCTGAACGTCAGCGCCCGGTCGCGATAGACGACGGCGGCCTTCACGCCGGCGGCCGGAGCCGTGAACGAGCCGCCGCGCAGACGCTGCGTGAGCGCGTCTTCGAGCCGCGTGTTGACGGCCCAGGGGGACGGGTATGGTCCCCGTCCCCCCGCGGCTGCGCGAAGTCCCAGGCGTCGAGAGACGCCCGCTGCGGGAAATTCGAGTTGCAGCGCCTTACGCGGCATCGCTCTGTTCCTCGTGCCAGGAAGGCACTGGCTTGAAATGGTCCACCAGCCACGACAGGGGACGCACCGCCTGCGGCCAGCGGTCCTTCAGCCATAAGTCGCGGGAGTATTTGCGGGCCGCTTCCTGCTCGGCTCCCGACAGCGGGTAGGGAAAGGTTGACTCGCCGTTCGCGGAGAAGTTCCCGGTGCGAAACAGATGGGCCGACCACGTCTTCGTCGTGGTGACCATCTTCCCACCCGACAACCACGCCTTGCAGGCCAGTTCCGCCCCGTACTGCCCCCAGGAGCCGTGCCGTTCGTCCATGCCGCCCAGTTTCCGAAAGCGCATGCGTTCCATCAGGAAACAGCACCCGATGCAGCTCATCGTCTCCACGAGTCCCGTCTTGAGTTGCTCCTGCACTTCGGGCCGCTTGCGGTGCTCGTTCCAGTATTGGAAGTGCATGTCCGAGTCGAACCGCCAGGAGATCGTGGGCCCAACCTTCCATTTCGGCTGCCACACGATGTGCATGTACAGATCGGACTCGGGAGCGCCGCAGGACTCGCACTTGTTCGGTTTGCTGCCCTGGTAGGTGCCTTGTCCGCATTCATTGCAGCGCCAGTCGAACACATGCAGGCGGTACATCTGCGGGACCATCGTCCAGTCGGACTGCATGTCCTGGATCATCTTCACGTCGAAGCCGTCGTCGAAGGACATGTGGGCGTCGGCCTTCATCACGTACTTCGCGCGACTGAGCGACACGCCCACGTTCGTGGCCGCCCGCTGCCCGATGGGCGTCGTGGTCTTCAGTATTTTCACCCGGGGATGATCCTTGATGCCCCGGAGCGGTGGCCAGTCGCCATCCAGCACGCAAATGATCTCCGTGTCGGCGTGCGCGTGGGCGAGCGCGTCCTCGACCGTCTGCGCATGCCACATCTCGTTGCGCCCCGGGATGATCACACTGAGATCTTTGGCGAACGCTTCCGACATGGTTAGCCCTCGAGACCGTATTTTCTCTGTCGATTCCACCAGTAGTTGTGCGGCGTCTTCCGCGTCAGATTGTGAAACAGTCCGTGCGGGTTGTAGTCCACGTCGCCGCACCAGCGGCTTGTGGGCACCACGTAGAGGATCGGCGGATGCTTGGGCATCTCCAGCCCATGCTCCACCATGTAGGCGTTCCACCGGTCCCAGAAGATGCTGTCCTCGCCCTGGGGATAGGGCAATCCAATCCGGTCTTCCACGTACCCGCCCAACTGCCAGTACAGATCGCGCCGCATGGCGAAGCTGTTGTGGTGCGACTCCACCCGCAACTTCATCCCCGGAAGTAGCCCGTAGGACTCCAATGATTCCCGGTCCTTCTTCAGAACCCCGTTCTCGTCCAGGATGCCGAACTTCCGCTTGAACTGCGTCCGTGGTCCATCGAAGTTCACCACGTAGTCGAGCAGCTTCCGGGTAATGATGTGGTCCAAGTCGATCATCAGCAGGTATTCGCCCTTGGCAATTCGCGCCCCGGCATTCCGCGCGAGCGGCCAGGTCCAGGGTCGCGTGTCGCGCGTGCGGTGGATCCTCACGGGTAGTCGCGACGTGTTCGCGATGGGCGGATCACTCCCGTCGTCAACCAGGATCAGCTCGCTGTCTGGCGGCAGTCCGATCCGCTCGCAGTGTAGCAGTTGTCGCCGCACCATTTCGTGCGAATCGAGCACCGGGATGATGATCGACAGACGCATTAGCCGGCTCTCTCCGCTCCCCGCTGCCAGAAGACGCTGGGCAGGCTATCACCGGTGACGTACCAGGGATCGATCCGGTGGCAACTGGTGTAGGAGTCGATGGCGTGCATGGTGCCCGCGCGCTCGAAGGCGCAGTAGTCGTGGATCACCACCACGCCTCCTTGCCGCACTTTGGGCACCCATCGCACGATGTCCAGGACGCAGGCGTCGAACGTGTGGTCGCCGTCGATGTTGATGAAGTCCAGCGAACCGTCCGCGAAGCGGTCCACCACCGCCATGCTCGGCTCGCGAATGATCTCCGCGTTGTACTTCGCCAGCTTGCGGCAGGCCCGCCGGTAGTTGGAATCCTGCACGCTCTGACTGGGCCGGGCGCGGTACGGCGCGTAGGGATCCACGCACGTCAGGTGGAGCTGACTGTTCGCCTCGCACCACATGATCGCGGAGGATCCCAGAAACGTGCCGATTTCGACGCCTTCGCGGAAACCCAACTCGCCCATCACCCTCGCCAGGGCGTTGCGGCCATAGTCGCCCTGCTGGCCGTACTTGTACCGGCCCCTGGCGAGGATCGGCAAGTTGTCCTGCTCCGGGTCGTTGCGGAACTTGAAGTATTTGTCCAGAGCTTGCTGGAATGTCATTAGGGGGTTCCTGTCGCCGTCGCGGTGGACGACGGGCTGGAGGTGGAGGTGCTCGAAGGCGTGGTCGAAGAAGTAGCCGTCGCCGAGGCGCTGAACGTGCCAGACGCCGTATCAGAGCCGGAAATAGACTGCGTGGACGTGCTCGAAGGCGTGCTGGTTGCGGTCGTGCTGCTGGAAGCACTCGCGGTGGCTGTGCTGGTGCCTGTCGAAGTCGCGACGGCCGCCCCGACATTGCCCTCCAGAATCTCCCACCGGTAGCCGCTCGTGTGCGTCACGGAGATCATTGACAGCAGATCGCTGGCGTCGGCGAAGGTCGCGTAGGTGTCGCCGCCCACGTCGAAACCGTTCGCGGCGGTGACCACCACGTCCCCGCCGCCATCGGTCAGCAGTCGCAGGACAAACCGAATTCCGGCCTTGGTTGGATTGGCCAGCGTGCGCGTCTCATTGGAAGCGCCGGAGACCATTTCGCAGATCTGCAGATCCTTGGTGACGTAAATGGTGCCCGCGTCACCCGGGTCTTTCAGGATTTTGGCGCCGCGATAGAGATCGTGGTGGATTCTGTGGGGAGAACTCATGAGGAACATCCTTTCAGGAAGAGGAACCGGGCCCAACGCCCGAGGAACATGAGAGTTTAGGCGGCGAGAGTCACGCCGAGATTGCCTTCGAGAATCTCCCAGCGGTAGCCCGTGTCTGTGGAGACGGAGATCAGCGTCAGTAAATCGCTGGCTTCGGCGAAGGTGACGTGGGTGTTGAGATCCACGTTCAGACCTTCCGCGGCGGCCACCACCACGTCGCCCCCGCCATCGGTCAGCAGGCGCAGCGTCAGGCGAATACCTGGCTTCGTGGGGGCTGCCAGCGTGCGCGTCTCGTTCGACGTACCCGAGACCATTTCGCAGATCTGCAGATCGTCGACTGCGCGGATCGTACCCCCGTCGCCCGGGTCAGCGAGCAGCTTCGGTCCGTCGTAAAGATCATGGTGGATTCTGTGGCTCATGAGGAACATCCTTTCGTGAGGAAGAGGAACGGGGCTCACACCCCGAGGCACATGAACGCCCTACATTGTGGTTCCGTTGAACGTGATAGTTCCGACCAGCACCGACCGCGCGGAGAGGTCGCCTGATTCACCCGCCGGCGCGTCTCCGCCGAGCGTCACGGGGGTGGTGGCCATTAGGTCCGCCTGAATGGCGCGCGGCAGCAACTCCTCCAACATCCGCGTGTGGTTCCCGTGCTGCTCGTCGAAGTTGCGTTCCGCCGCCGCGAGACACGCCTCCGTGATCACCTGGGCCAGCGACTCGCCTCCGATGGGGTACATATTCGTCGAGTCGATCATCGTCGGCCGCAGTTGCATCCGCGCGTGCAGCACGTAGACCGCGTCGGGCAGCGGGTATAGGGCCAGTCGCCTCCGCGATCCCACCGTGGGATCGAACTCAGCCGCGCGGATCCCGTAGTACAGCGGCCGGTCGGTGTACGGATCGTCTTGCAGCAGGCGCGTGATCTCACTGTCGTGCCTCTGCTTGACGGTTGGGTAAAAGTCCGACTGGCCCGCCTCGTACCACAGATCGCCCTCGATCGCCTCGTAGGTTGTGGGCAGGTCGTATTCGGCCTGCGACAACTCGTAACTGACGGCGGTCGCCTGCGTCACCGTCGTGTCTTCCAGAGTGACTTGGGTGTCGCCGTCGCGGGTGTTCACCTCGTAATAGTCGTCGTCGATCTTCAGGACTCCGTACGCCGCCCACGAGGGAAACGTGCCGCCATCCAACGTCACCACGCCAGCGGCGCTCGTGATCGTCCCGGTCGAGTACGGCGCGACCGTGGTCAACTTGTAGATCGGCCGGAAAAAGCTCCAACTGTGCGCGGAATACACGTCGCGCAAGCCGTCCGCGATGCACTCCTCGATGTCGCTGGTTTGGTCCGCTGAATAGCTGGAGCGGATGCCGAACAGGAAATGCCCGACGCGCTCCAGTAACGTCGCGTAGCTCACGGTCATCGCCGCGGGAGTGGTCATGTGCTATCGTCCTTGTGCAGCGTGGTCATCCGCACCAACTGATGGTGACGTCTCCCTCGGCGTCCGCCACGATCTTGATGTAGGGAACGCCGAACAGCGCGTCGGGCAATTGCGTGACGCGCGAGGCGGCCACCGTGAGCGTCACGGCGGCACCCAGGTTGTCGTACAGCGCCCCGAACGTGTCGGACCCGTCATGGTCTCCGTAAAACGTCAGCGTCGTGATGCTGGAACCGGCCGGAACCTGCACCGACCCGCCGGCGAACCCGCGTTTGTCGATGACCGGCGTCGTGGTTTCCGACGTGGTCAACGACACCGTCTCCGCGTCCTTCCACACGCGGTCGATACTGACGAGATTCATGGCTCCGTGCCGCTTCAGTTCCGCAGTCATTGTCCACTCCTTACGAGTTGCCCATCACCCCACCGCCCTCAATCCCAATCCCGCCAACGCCGCGCGCGGCTCTAACTACTTGCCGTCGTATCCGCTCAGTCACCGCGCGCCGGCGCTACGCTCGCGACGGCCACGGGCAACCAGCGTTTCTCCGCACTCAACACGTCCTGCGCCACAAACTTCTTCCGCGTGACCTGCACCTTGTCGCCCATGGAGGCGAGCGACTTCGCCGCGCCATCCACCACGATCTCAATCTCCGGCACCGACTCGACGAACTTCTTGATCTCGCCTAGATGCCCGTCCGTCAGCGCCCCGCTGGCCACATAGTGCGTGACGGTTTTCCCGTCGGTAGAGTAACCGCTGCTAAATGTCTCCTCGTGGCCCGGTCCCAACATTGCGACCATCGCCGCGTTGGCCTTCTCGCGCAGCGCCGCGGGACACACCAACAGGATCTGGTTGCGATACTTGCTCATGGCGACACTCCGTACTCGGTCGTTCCATAACGCAGCACGCGCGCCAACTCGCCGGGCGTGAGCACGCGGCTGTAAACGATGAGTTCCGCCAGATCGATCGCCCCGCATAGCGTGGCGGCGGAGCGCACGAGCGCCCCCAACGCGGTCACGTCCGCGCCGGTGATGTCGGCCCACCAGTCCCCGTTATTCGCGCCGCTGGCCTCCGTCAGCGTCTGCGCGACGCCGTTGACAAACGCGCGGATGATCCCGCCAGTTCCGCCCGTGTCCCAGACGAGACAGTAGACGGTCGTGGCCGCAATCTCCGTCGAGCCGGTCAGCGTGTCGGCCGTGCCCGCGTCATTCTGCGAATACTGCACGTTCGGGGTGGCGTTGTTCAGTCGCGGATACAGTCCCAGGAACCGCGTGTCGCCCGCCGTGTCGGCCTGCGAGAGTAGCGTCTGCGCCGCGTTGGGCGCGGAGGACAACTGCAGGAACGCCACGACGGTCCCGGCCTCGCCGGACAATGCCGCGCCGACGTAGGCCAAGTAATCGTCCACGCCGTCGAACCGCAACGCCGGCTTGTCGCCGAACACGTTCGCGATCCACAGCGGCCGCTTCAAGATGTTGTCCTGCGCGAAGCGGAGGCGGTTCCCCTCGCAGGAGTCGATTGCCAGCACGGGATCGCCGTCGGACACCGTGTAGGATGGGCCGTCCTCAAAC